TGCAGTTGGTTCTACTACTGTTGGAGTTGATGACGGTGGTGGTTCTGCTGGAGATGGTGGTGCCGCATATAATGTCGGAGATATTGTTCACTTTCAAGAAGCAGATGGTTCAGAATATAAAGTAACAGCTATTACTACTGATAACCTTACCATTGAAAGATATGGTACTGCAAATACTGCTGGTGGATTAAGAACTGCACTCTCAGCTGCAACAAATGTTCGCAGACGGTGGGAATATTATGACCAATTTGACGGTGCTCCAGGCACTTCAACATTTGTGCAAGATCGTACAGGAGTAGCAACCGCTGATGAGATGCATATCATTGTAGTAGATGAAGATGGTGGTATTACTGGTGTTCCAAAAGAAATTTTGGAAAAATGGTCTGGTGTATCTAAAATTTCAGATGCAAGAACAGCACAAGGTTCTGCAAATTATTATGTAGATGCTCTTTATAGTGGTTCTTCATACATTTATTGGATGGATCATCCAACAGTTAGTACTGGATATGGTAACACCGCAGCTACACAGAGTACTACATTATTTACTGCATTATCAGAGGTAATTACTTCAACTTCACTTGTAAGTGGAGTAGATGACTATGCATTAACCGCAGGAGAAATCAAGGATGGAATTGACCGATTCAAAGATACAGAAACGGTTGATTTAAACTTGTTCATTTGTGGTAAGGCAGATGCAACTAAAGCAGGAAATGCTTTGGATATGTGTACTGACCGTAAAGATGCAGTTGCTTTCGTATCACCAGAACTAAGTGATGTTGTAAATGTTGCAAATGAAGTAACACAAACATCAAATGTTAAAACATATTTTGATGCATTAACATCAACATCCTATGGTATGTTCGATAGTGGATACAAATACACTTATGATAAGTACAACGACACTTATCGGTGGATTCCACTAAACGGAGATATGGCAGGACTTTGTGCAAGGACAGATCTGGTTGCAGATGCATGGTACTCGCCTGGAGGTTTTAATCGTGGACAAATAAGAGGAGTTGTAAAACTTGCTTATAACCCACAGAAAGCTAACAGAGACATCCTGTATCGTGCAAGAATAAATCCAATTTGTTCATTCCCCGGCCAAGGTACAGTCTTGTACGGAGATAAAACTGCACAAGCAAAACCAAGTGCATTTGACCGCATTAATGTGCGAAGATTGTTCATCGTAATAGAGAAAGCAATTTCAACCGCATCTAAATTTCAGTTGTTTGAATTCAACGATGAATTCACAAGAGCAGGATTTAGGAATATGGTTGAACCTTTCTTGCGTGATGTTCAAGGTCGTAGGGGAATCACAGATTTCCTAGTTGTATGTGATGAGTCCAACAACCCAGGCAGTGTTGTTGACCGTAACGAGTTTGTAGCTGACATTTTTGTCAAACCAGCTCGGTCTATTAACTTTATTTCTCTAAACTTCATCGCCACGAAAACTGGTGTTGCGTTTAGTGAAGTAGTAGGGGCATAGGGAGAAACATATGGCAAACATAAACGACTTTAAAGCAGTATTAAAAGGTGGTGGTGCAAGAGGTAATCAGTTTCAAGTAACAATGCCTTTTCCAGGCTTTGCTGCTGTAGGTGGAGAGACAAGAGTTATGTCTTTTCTTTGCAAGGCAACTAATTTACCTGGCATGACATTAGGTGAAGTACCTGTGCCATTTAGAGGCCGTCAACTGTTTATTGCAGGAGACAGAGTTTTTGATGCATGGACTACAACAATTATGAATGATACTGATTTCTTAATCCGTAATGCCATGGAGCGATGGATGAATGAAATCAATGCTCTTTCTGATAATAGTGGATTGGAAAATCCATCTGATTATCAAGTAGATGCATTTGTAGATCAGTTAGATCGTGCAGGACAAGTAATCAAATCTTATACATTTAGAGGTTTGTGGCCCCTGACAATAGCACCTATAGAATTAGCATATGATGGAAATGATGCTGTGGAAGAATTTGAAGTAACCTATCGTTATCAATTTTTTGAAGCAAATACTACAACATAATTTTTCGTATAAATATTTACATTGATAAATTGAGTACGGAGTATTATGGCGCAACTATTTGGATTTCAAATTACTAGAGCTTCTAAGGAAAAGGGAGAACAACCAAGTTTTGTTCTCCCAGATCCAGAAGATGGGGCAACTACCTCAGCTGGTTTTTATAGTGAATTTTTAGATATAGAAGGTCAGACTAAATCGGAATCTGATCTTATTAGAAGGTATAGGTCAACTTCAGAACACCCCGAATGTGATCTCGCAATCGAAGATATTGTCAACGAATCGGTGAATACAGATGAATTAAAGGCTTCTGTATCACTTAATGTTGATAATCTCCCCTATTCACCAAAAATCAAAGCTAGAGTTAAAGAAGAATTTCAACAAGTATTACATTTGTTGGATTTCAATAATAAGGCACATGACCTTTTTAGACGATGGTATATAGATGGGCGTCTTTATTATCATAAAATTATAGATGAAGATGATCCACAAAAAGGAATACAAGAATTAAGATATATTGATGCTTTAAAGATTAAAAGAATACGAAAAGTAGATAAGGATATAACCAAAAAAGGTTCACCTACTATTAAAGTATTAGAAGATTTTTATGTATATAATGAGGGGGGTGCAAATTCTAGTGGTGGTTCTCTTAAAATTACTGCTGATGCAATTGCAAACTGTCCTTCAGGATTATTCGATCCTTCCAAATCTTTAGTACGTTCTTATTTACATAAAGCAATTAAGCCTGTCAATCAACTTAGAATGATTGAAGATGCAGTAGTTATTTACCGCATTGCAAGGGCTCCAGAACGAAGAATTTTCTATATAGATGTTGGTAATCTACCTAAAGTAAAGGCAGAACAATATCTAAAAGATGTGATGAATCGTTACCGAAACAAGTTGGTGTATAATGCAGCAACTGGTGAAATTCGGGATGACCGTCAACAAATGAGTATGTTAGAAGATTTCTGGTTGCCTCGTAGAGAAGGTGGTCGGGGAACAGAAATTACAACTTTGCCAGGAGGTTCAAATCTTGGTGAGATTGATGACATATTATATTTTCAAAAGAAATTATATCGATCCTTAAATATCCCTATTAGTCGTTTAGAGACTGAGAGTGGATTTAATATGGGTCGTGGCGCAGAAATAACAAGAGATGAAGTAAAATTCACTAAGTTTGTTCAAAAACTGCGAAAGAAATTTAATTTTCTTTTCAATAACATTCTTAAAACACAATTATTACTCAAGGGTGTTGTTGCAGAAGAAGATTGGTTAAGTATTAAAGAAAATCTTTCATATGAATATATGAAGGATGGTCATTATGCAGAAATGCGAGATATGGATCTATTGCGTGACCGTTTAGAAGTCCTAAATACAATAGAACCATATATTGGACAGTATTTTTCTAAAAAATATGTTCAGAAACAAGTATTCAGAATGTCTGATATTGAAATTGAATCTATGCAAAAAGAGATAGATGCAGAACCAGAGCCTGAAGAAGATGAAGAAATGTAACAAACAACTTGGAGAATAAATTATGAGTGAATTACCAGATATGATTTCAGCAGTAGTTGGAGACAAAAAAATAGAAGCTGAAACACATTTTAAAAATACAATGGCGCAAAAAATAGGAAATGGATTAGACTTAAAACGAGTAGAAGTAGCTAATTCTTTGATAAAAGGACAATCTAATACTTCAGTAGAGAATTCTGCCGATGAAGAAGTTTAAAGAATTTAATACATGGGTTGTAGAAAAAGATGAACACAAGAAATCATCCGCTTACAAAAAACTTACACCTAAAATGAAAAAGGCCGTCGATGATGTTTTTTCCACAATGGAAAAGAATCCAGGCGATTTTTTAAGTACATTTGATAAGAATGTAGAAAAAGTTGCAAAAAAACATGGTGTAAAGGTTAAAGATATTATGAATTATTTTGATAAAGAAATGCTTACAATTTAGGATAAACTATGGCAAATTCAATTATAAACTCAAATCAGAGAAGTGTCCTTCACATAGACACTACTGATGGAGCAATAACATTAGCAGAACTTAAAGGTTCCAATGAAGATACTCCAACTAAAGCACACATTGTCGAAATATTCTGGCAAACTGCAACTTCAATTACAATAGATAGGGGTGGTACAGATGTTCATGCATTCACAGGGACAGGACATTGGAACTTAGGTGCAAGTGGTTGCGAATTGGGAGGAACACAAACCGCAGATATTGGTATTACAATAGCTGGAGATTCCTATGCAATCATTCATATACACAAATCTTACGAAACTGTATAATAGAGGTAATATATGAAACTAATCACAGAAATGTATGATGATTTTGAAGTTCTTACTGAAGGTAAGAATGGAAAAGATTTAAAGATTAAAGGGGTATTCATGCAAGCCGAGACTAAAAATCGGAATGGTAGATTATATCCTCTTAATATTTTAACAAAAGAAGTTACTCGATATAATAAGGAACTGGTTGAGAAGAAACGAGCTTTCGGAGAACTAGGACATCCAGAGGGGCCAACGGTCAATTTGGATAGGGTTTCTCATTTAATCGAAGAACTATATCCCGAAGGTAATAATATCATTGGGAAAGCAAAGATTCTTGACACACCTAACGGTAAAATTGTCAAAGAATTGCTAAATGCAGGTGCGAAACTTGGAGTCTCTAGTAGAGGAATGGGAACACTTGAAAAGAAGGGTCTAACTAACGTAGTTAAAGACGATTTTTATCTTGCAACCGCAGGAGACATCGTTGCTGATCCCTCTGCACCAGAAGCGTTTGTGGAAGGAATAATGGAAGGAAAAGAATGGATTTGGGATAATGGATTACTTAGAGAATCCGAAGTTGCCCGTATTCATAAAGTTGCTTCCGCAAATAAGAAGGCAGAAGCCTTTGAAATGTTCCTTTCAAAACTCTAATTTTATAAATATAATTAATCAAAAACTTTACAAGGAGACTTAATATGTCTGAAGAAACTAAAGAAATGGATGAATTGGAAGAGGCGGACAAAGCTACTGCAAAAATCAATAAGATTGATGTAGGAGATGATGAGCAGAAAGATCCAGATATGGATAAATCTGTTAAGAAAGCAGCTGACAATAAAACCAAAGGAAAAGCAGAATCTGCAAAAGTAAAAGCAGAATCAAAAGTCAAAGAAGATGATGACGAAGATGATGAAGATGAGGAAGAAGAAGAAGAGCAAGTAAAAAAAGAAGCTCGAGAAGTTCCTAAACTTAAATCAGAAATTCTTGCTGGTCTTATGGATCACCTAAAAGGTCTTAAAAAAGAAGACCTTTCTAAAATCTATGGTTCACAAGTCATAGGTGAGGAGGAAGAAGAAGATGATGATGATGAGGAAGAAGATCCAGAAGAATCAAAGAAAGTTAAAGAATCTATTGACCAAAAAAT